ACTCTCGTAGCCAACCGCTTGGAGTCAAAAAAATGATTGATCGCAGGAAGTTTGGCAGACGCAAAGAAGATGAGAAATGCTCCGATCTTCCAAAATCTGCTTTGGTTTTGCTGGTTGTAATTGCTACTTTGATGATGGTCAATCTTGTCGCTACTTGGTAACGTTATGAAAACCGCTGTTATCCCGATTGCTGCCGAGAAGGTGTCCTGCACGCCGGACTGCCTTGATCACGACGAGGATTGCGCACCGCCGCACAACTATGTCGCCTGCTGGACCTACGCGCCGGAGCGCGGCATGTGCCCTTACTTGCGCAGCAAGACCAAAGAACATGGTGACTTGGCGTGATTTGCTACATCAAAAAACCCTGGTTGCTACTTGGTAACGCCTTGAATCTTCTCTGCCGTACGGTATGCGCCAAGCCCCAACATTCCAAATAGCAGAGGCATCATTGTGCCGATGTCCATTTGAGGGAACTGAACAGGATTCCCGTAGATGTTTGTTATCCATTCCCCGAGCGGTCCGATAACAAACTGCACGGCAAAGCCAGAGCCGCATGTCCAGCCGATGAATGGCCGCCAGCCTGCAACAAATAAATGCGGGCTTGCGGCCTCTGCTTTGTTGATGTCCATTTGGCCGACAATCTGGGCCAGTTCGCCGTTTTGCTGAATCTTGATAAGTTCAAGCCGTGCTGCCGAGGCTTGCACTGGGTCAGCCCAAACCCTATCAATGACTTTGCCGCCAATCTCAAGCAGTGCAGAAATAGGATCAAGTGCCATTTAAGACTCCAGCAAGTTTGAAGCAATGCGCCGAGCCCAACCTTTGCCAAAGGTAGGCCATACGCCGAGGTCAGTCATGAACATCAATCGAGACCCGTTGAACCGAGCTACAAGGCGCGGGCCAGGCATGGATTGGATCGCTTGAAGTGTTCTAGGGCCGAGGATGCCATCCTCAAACTCGCCAACAGCCTTTTGCAATGTCTTGATGGCTGTCTTTACGCCTGAGTTCACAGCCATATCAAAGAGATCAAACTTGATGGCTTCTGGCACCGTATCGCAACCTGCTGGCCCCCAGTAATCCTGGTGGTAAATCCGCTTTGCACGGTCAAGAGTCAGGTTGATGATGTCTTCGCCAGGATAAGCGCGTTTGCTGATGCCGTACTTGGTCAGGCCACCACCGTCCAATGGATGATTTGAAACGACGCCTTCATGGCCGATCAGTCTGACAAAAGCAGCATCAAAATTCATGGCTTGTCCACCTTGTGTTCGAGCTTGTCAAAGATTTTGGTAAGCATACCCTTGATCTCTGAAACATCATCTTTGTAGTCACCCTTTGCAACATAGGTATGAGGCATGGCCCTTACATCCTTGTCCAACTTCTCAATGGACCGGTAGATGTTATTCAATGTCCAACCCCCAAAGAATCCGGCGGTGGAGACTGCAATGTTGAATAAAACTTGAGTGTCCATGTTGTTTACAGTTTGGTTTTTAGTGGGGGCTTGCCTTGAGCCATCGGTGTTGGGTGCGTTACGCTCTAAAAAGCAACCAGTTAAAACTTATGGCTGTGCCGACTCCGGGGGCTGCTTGTAGGTTTGCAGTAAAGCCGCCCGTTGTTAACGCACTTGGGGCCACTGGCACATATGAAGAAGCTGCTGGCGAACCAGACACCGAACGAACAGTAAGAATAATTCTGTAATTTGTGTCAGGTTCTACATTTGTGAAAGAAACCGCTTGTGACGTATTTGTCCCAGAGACAGTAACGGTGCCGCCAAAGTTGTTAGCGTTGCTTGATGTTCCAGACAATCCTTTAATATTCTGGAAATAGTTACTGTTTACCTGACGAGGGAAAAGCGTTGTTACGATCCTAAACACGTTCGCAACGGCCCAATTTGCATCGTTGTTTGCATCAGCAGACTCAATTCCAGTTGCGGCATTGGTAATGATGTTTGAAACAACAAAGTTTCCGCTTGACGCCGAGCCGCCGAGGTTTGAAAACAGCACGCCTTTGGCCGTTGCAATGCTGTTGCAATTGATCGCGTTCCCGGAAAGCAAATTGTTTCTGCCGCCGTCGATTCGTATCCCGACCTTCTGAACCGCAGGTGTGAAGTTTGTTAGCGTGATTGTGTTGCCGGTTATTGTGTTCTCAACGCTGTTCGGGTCTTCGATCCAGACGCCTCTATCACACGCAAACGTGTTACCCGTGACGGTTGCGCTGTTGCTGCCAACTAAATGACATCCTGCTGTTCCGCCTTCAATGTAGTTGCCGGTCATGACGCAGAAGTCGCCTGCTGCATTCATGTCCAAGCCCCATCCGCCGTAATATCCGGTCGCGTTCTTGACGAAGATATTGTTTGTGATTGTGTGACGGCTAGACCCGCTGTTAACCCCACAGAAGGCGTCGTTAATGTTGAAGTGCCTGCCGTTGGTGATGATTACATCTTTCGTGTTTGATCCGCTGTTGTAAAAATTGGTCAATGCGTATACTTGTGTTCCCGCTGTGATCCTTGCCAAGTCATACGTTGCATTCCAATTTGTCACAGCGTAATTGGCATCGATATCAACGTAACTTCCAGCTTGTTGCCCAAACGTATAGCAACCGTCAATGATTGCAGCGCGGTGCGCGTCAAATACAAACACATGACTATTTGCGAACTTCTCAAAACCAACGCGAGAAACTCGGAAGTTCTGCCCAACGGATGCGCCTTGAGTTGTGATTCCGATTTTGTTGAATCCAATGCCGCTAGCACCGCCAGATTGCCGAGCAAAATTGGCCCCCGATAATCTGCAATCTTCAATGACAGAGCCATCTTTCAAGTAAACAAAAACGTGGTTTGCGTTACGTCCGCCTGTGCCAGACACAAAACGAGTAGCAGCACCTGCGCCACGGAGCGTTACGCCAGCCTTGATATTGATGATTCCATCACCGGCAATAAAATAGGTTCCAGGTGGTGCGTAGACAACACCACCACCAGTGGCAGTTACCGCATCTAATGCGGATGCAATCGCCACCGTGTCATCAGCCACGCCATCCCCCACAGCCCCGAAGTCTTTGACGCTCACGGCATCGTTCAACTTGACCTTGTTGTTTAGTGCTTTACTCATCTTGTGACCTTAAGGTTTTTTGGTGGGGGCTAGACTTGCGTAATAGACAATTGATTTTCCATTGCAGCGGTCATGGTCGTAAGGTTTACCGCGCCAGCGGTGTTTTGATCTGCGTTGATGTTAATAGTGGCACCGGCAGCTAAATCCAATTCCCCTTCAACAAAATAGCATTGGGCGTTTGCCGTGGTGGCGTAATAAAACCGGGTAAGTGCGGCCGATCCGTTAACCATGATCGCCATACGAATTCGAGTGCCGATGGCAACAGCCAAAACAATACGCCCTGCAATTCTATAAACGCCTGGGCTGCGACACGTGTAGGTCCACGTAGCCGGGTCATAAGAGCCCGACATATCTGTCAACTCTGTGCTGTATTGAACCGTGTTGGGGCTAGTTGTAAAGCCGCCAGTCGGGACTGCAAAAGTCGTCGGGGCACGCGCCAAAGCAACTGTCTTCTTTAACGTATCAATGATTGGCAGACTTTTTGCGTCGGTGTATTGAATTGTGGAGTTGGCGTTAAAATTGGTGTAATAGTCAGCCACCGTGAAGCCAAAACCAGCGTTGTCAATGATCTGACGCTGGATTTGAATATCAGCTGTGTTAGCGCCACCACTTCCAAAATCAAAAAACTGTCCCAAATCTGGCTTGGTGCCGCCAGATTGAATGCGGTCAATGATGCGAAGGTTGTTCATCGCGACAGAGTTTGTCGAGCACTGCACAACAATGCGGGGCCAGTACCCACCAGCAGGGTTCAGCGGCCCAAAGTTGTAGCGATGAACGAACCGTACCGCACCGACGCCAAATACGGAGTTGCTGACACGGCGCATATCAATGCCATACTGCATGTCGTCAAGCTCTGCGCTTAAAAGTATGAATCGCTGCGCGGCCCCAATACTGTCGTTTCTGTTTCCCAGCGCCCAGCCCGAGCAAGAGCCAGCCGAAATGACATTAACTGTTGTCGATGTCCCGAATCCGAAAAACGCGCCGCCAACATTCTCAATTGCGCGAACGTATTTTATGGTGCAGTGTGTAAGACCAACGCCGTTGTTGTTGTGGAACGCATACCCACCGCAGCGGTTTGCTTCTGCCGCGTCAAAGACGCAAGAACCTATGTTGTAGGGGTCAGGATTGAAGCCGAGATACAGTTTTTCTTGAAGGTAAATGCAAGAGCCGCCACCATCGTCCATTCTCATGTGGCCGAAATGCGTTCCGACCATCCCAATCAGCAACAGACCGTGTTGGTTTGCGGCCTTCGCTTGACCGTTTTGGTTAAACAAAATGCCTCCTAGAGAGCCACCTTGCCACCAATTGCCAGCGCCGCTCACCGCTGTGCCGTTGGTAATTGAGATCATTGGCGCATCAGTTGCGTCTGCGCGCTTGAAGATTACGTTTAGGTATCCGTCCGTTGTAATGTTCGGCCAAGGCGTGTCAACGTGCCCGTTGTCGAACGCCAAAACACCGGCAGTCACCAAGTATTCACCTGCGGCTATGTGCCCTGGCGTGCCAGTCGCAATGCAATAATTGAAGAAGTTGAGCAGGGCTGTTGTTGAGTTGGTCGCGCCCGTGGGGTCAGCCCCAAAATCCTTCACGCTCACCGACTCGCGCAGCTTCGTCTGCACAGTCGTGGCAACAGCGCCCGTGCCGCCTGGCAAATAGCTTACTGAATTTGCGTCAATTGACTCGTTTATCGTGCGACCGGCAATAAACAGCACCTCATCACCAAGCGATAGCCCGCTGGTAAACGTCACCTCGTCGACGTTGCTCTCAAGCAGGTCGACGCCACTCACCATGCGCAGCCCGTTGACATACACCGCCAGCGCATTGGTGCCTGGATCGTAAATTAGATCGTTCAACGAAAAGACGGTCTGCCCAGCGGTAGCAGTCTGTAATTCTGTGCTAAACGTCGCGGAAATTTGAGTAGCTGCGGCACCGTAGCGAACAAGAATAGTAGCCCCATTCGCAGGGGCCGTAACGAACGTCAGAATGGCACCAGACAGGCTAAATTCTGTATTTGGGACCAGAGTAAGGCCGTTGACTGAAACATCGCAATTGCCAACTGAGCCAGGCGCTCGCTCAAGAACAAACAAGGTTTGTACGCCATTGCCCGTAAACGTGTCTGCTATCCAGTCGGTGTAGGTGCCCTGTGCGCTTTGGGTTCCATTGTTGAAACTGTAAACAAACGTCCCTTTTGCATCTAGCAGCTTGATGGAAAAGTTAACTGCGTTCACATACAACTGGGCAGGTGTGCCAGCGTTTGACACGTAGCCGTTAATGGTGCGTAGAGGTTGCGCTGCCGGGATCGTCAAAGCCTCATCAAAATACACCTGCACAGGATTCGTTTGTGCATCAAGGTTGACGGTACCGATGTAAACATATCCATTGTCCAACGGCTGACCGTCACGGTTTTGGAAAACTGGAAAGGGAACGCTGACTGATAGTGCTGGCATGATGGAAATTCTACCTTGTATTTTGTTTAAGGATTTGCAATCGGCAAAGCGTTAAGAGCGTCATTCCTGATTCTCTCTTTCCATCTGCTGAATGGAAAGAATCAGTTTGTTCAAGGCGATTGCTTCCTTCGGAGTGTTTGCCGGAGATTGAGCCAACTTTATCATTGCATTTCTGACTGGGGCAGATTCATAAATTCTTGCAGCTCCGCCGATTGTCGCAGCGGTTGCAGTAGATGCAAGCATACTTCCCAGAAAACCAAGGTCCGAAAACATTTGCCCAAGACCGCTTGCGGCAAGGAAAGGAACAGCCTGGGCACCAGTTGCTGGGCTAACGCCTGCCTGTGATGCTCTTTGCGTCAATGTAATAGCCTTTGAGAGGCCCTCTAACTGCTTAAGATCTTCACCCTTGAAAAACGACTTAACGGAGGGGCCAAGCCTTTCAAGTTCATTCCTGAACGCCTCTGGGCTGTATATTTTCCCACCGGCAACAGTTGCATCAGGGACGCCAGCCTTGTTCGCAATCTGATTAACAATCGCAGCCTTTGCAAAATCCCTACCCTCTTGGGTAAGCGATTTATATAGCATCGCTGAATCACTTGGCTTATTGCTCAACAAAAGATTAAGTACTTGTTCAGGAGTTGACTCTGCTTTATCCAAAGCAGATTTAAATGCAGATTTCTTAATATCCCCACTAGACTCAGCCAATCTTTTGTTTGCAACTTTCCATTTGGTTAAATCATTTCTTGCGCCATTGGCAGAAATAAAGTCTGTCATGTCTTCTCTCAAAGGCTGATAAATTCTTCTTGCTACCTTGTCGGCTTCATCTTTTATAGATGCCAGTCCTTGATCGTCCATCCAATTGCCAATAACTTTACGGTTTGCCTCAACTGAGCTGATGTTTGGATTGTTTTGCAAAGTAACCTTTAACTCTTGCAATTTGCCAATGAGAGGTTGAGAACCTGCAATAGATGACAAACGATTCATTTCGTCATCAATCTTTTGAACAGTCCTGTTTAATGGCACCGTTCCTTGACTATCAAGCCTATTAAATACGTCTTTTTTCATTGACGTATATTTCTTCAGAAAATCAGAACGTTTTGAGACAACATCGGAAATGATGCTGTCTGAAAAGTTTTCTGCCCCTGTCACGCCATATTCAGAGAATAAATTCTTAACCGCTGAAACTCTTTCGGCTTGCTGCGCCGCACGCACAGGACCAGTTCCTGCAATTGGGATGCGTTCGCTAGTTTGTTGCGCCGTCTTGCCAATGAATGTTTCTGGCCTAACAGCGTCTGACGTCATCACGCGGATTCCTGACCGCTCTGCTGCCTCAAGTGCGCCTTTGATTGGCTCAACAATTGGTTGAGCTAATGCTTTGATTGCGGATGGCGCTTTAATAATTCCAGGAAGGATTGGAGCCCCGGCTCCTGCGATCAGTATTTCACTTGGATTGAATTCTCCACCAACAGTTGTTGATTCAAATTGCGGTAATCCTAATTGTGAAGCCTCAATAGCCGCTTGAGTAGCCCCAGACTTCAGACCCATTCCGACAAGTGATTTAGCTCTTCCAGCTGGCGTAAATGCCAACATGCCTCCGAGTATTCTGGGGATGTCACCAACAGACACACCGGGAGGAATAGCATATTCTTTTTGATCCAAAGAAGACCTAAGCAAATAATTGCCTTTTTCGTCTTGGCGAACTTGAATGCCAGGGAAATTTGATTGCAGAATCTGCACCGTTTCCTTTGGGTTTGTGGCCAAAGTTCCAAGGGCAGATTTTAATGAGGCCATGCTCATTTGGTTGAGTTCTGGCATTCCAGTCCACTCAGGCAGAGTCTGGGTCTCAGGAGTGGCACGCTCCCTGCCTGTGATCTGCTCTGCCAACCCTGCAAAGAATCCAGGCTGTTCTTGTTGTGCTGGAGCTTGTGGGTCAGTCGCAGGAGCCTCAAGCGCACCAGCCCCGCCACCTGCACGAATTGCTGCAACTCTAGCCTTTAGATCGGGAGAGTCAGGCGCGACATCATCAGGGATGTTATTAATGGTGATGCCGTCTTTTGTTGTAATCGAATAGGCCATGTTAGTAATCCACCGTCACATTTTTAGGACGATCAGTTTCAATTGGCTGCGTATTTTCAAGAAACATTTTCGCCGCTGGGCTCACCTTTGAGGCTGATTCAAGCAGTTTTCTACTCTGGTTGTATTTTGCTTTTGCTGCGCGATCAGCAACACCGAGAATGGTTTGCAGCTCACCCTTAGTAAATGTTATGTCGGCGCTTTTGGCTTTAATAAGAAGCTTCTGCTCATATTCTGTAATCTGCCCCTGGCCAGTTAACATAGTGCGAGCCTTCAAGGCCATTTCAGATAAGCCTTGGATAACTTCTCTGGTGGCGTTAATTGCCTTAGTTCCAGTAAATCCGAAAATGTTCGCCACCTTTGCGGCCGCTAGGCGCTCCTCTGCAAGCGGCCCGGTAATTGCGCTATCCAATGCTTTTATGTACCGAGGAATTTCAGCAAGCTGACTCGCTGCTGAGTTGGCTTGGTTGTAAAGGTCTGGCAACAATTTCCCGAGTTCTGCGGATGCTGACTTATCAATGTTTGACACGTTGACATTGGTTACTGCCGCAGGTGGCTTTTTGAGAATTTGCAAAGCCTGGAAAGTTGCTTGCTGACCCGGTTCCAAATTAGCAAAGTCAATTGATTCACGCACGGATGGGGCAAGCGTCTCAGCCTTGGTCTTTGCAAGTGTTGCCCTTGCCATTGGCTCTGCGAATTCTTCTGCAACACCAGCCTCAATGGCTTTTAATTTTGCAGTTGCCAAAGCCTCTTTTGATTCCGCTTCTGCCTTGGTCAGCGCAAATGGCGCTGCCGCTGCTGCACCTTGTGCATCAACCATCTTCTGGAATTTGTCAGGGTCCAAGAGAGACAAGGCCATGTTTGCGCGAGCCTGAGCGCCTTTAATATTGCCAGAATTCAAGGCATCTAAGACCTGCTCATAAATTCCAGCATCTTCACCCGAATTATTTCTTGCATCAACAGCCTGTTGCACCAGCGACTTTACAACCTCAATATTTCCATTTTCAAAAGCCGCTGATATCTTTGCGCCTGCATTAAATTCATTCTTAAGCTGTTCTTTTCCAAAGCTTTCGCGTGCATCCTTAAACGCCTCCCGCTGGCTTGGATATTTGGCAATCAATGTGCTCCAAGCCTTTTGTGTTGGATTGTCTAACGTGCTCTGGAGGTCTGCTGCGTATTGTTTCCGAGCATTGAGCGCCGCCTCTCTTTCTTGCCTTTGTGCAAGAGCTTGGCCAAACGCAGCGAATTGTTGGCCTAAATCTACCTGGGGAAGCGCGGCCAAATAGTTGACGGGGGGCTGAAGTGGATTGATTGCCATATGGGTACCTTAAAAACCTTTGAATGAAATTCCGCTTCCACCTACTGGCGCACCACCTGCGCCTGCACCTGCCCCAGCTTTACCAAATCCCCCCGCACCGGCCGCCATAGTGCCGATTGCAAGAAGATCGCCAAATACTTGCCTTTGCACGCCGCCCCTTGCCACCTGCCCGCCAGCGATTGCTTGAGCCTGATTTGCAAGCAAATTGCCTACATTGCTGGCTGATTGCATTCCGGCTCCGGCTTGACCTGCGGCTGATGCCTGACCAGTATTAAACAAATTAGTTGTGACACCCAGCCCAGTTCCTGCAATGCCACCTAAACGGCCATATTGCTGCTCAATAAGCTGATTCAGCAATTGGGGCCTAAACTGGCTCAGTGCAGCCTGAACATCGCCACCTCGAAGGCCGCCAGTAGCTGACGCATTCTGAAGAATTGCGCCCTCACCCTGCTGCATCAAAGATTGAAACAGAGGAGACTGCTCAAACCCTGCCATTGCTTGCTGCTGCGCTTGTGGTCCTTGCAGTCCAACCAATGCTTGTTGTTGCCCAAATGCTTGTTGTCCTGCCTGCTCATAAGGGGCCAATCTGGACATTGCCCCGGTCCCAGCCTGGACATAAGGGGACATCAGCTCAACCAAGGCATCAAACTGCCTACGCTGCTCTTCAATGCCCGCCTGGGATGCTGCCGCTTGTGTTTGACCAGCACGCTCGGCTGCTTTTCCAGCTTGGCTTGCACCAGTTATTTTGCCAAGAACATTGCCGATGAAACTCATTTTGATTCCCATTCCTGCCGAGTCATGCCCAGCACATAAACATCTTTAACAACGCCATTCTGTACACATGCACAGCGCCTGCAACCTTCTTCTTTAAAGCCTAACTTGAGGCAATAGTTCTTTGCTGCCTCAAGCCCCTCGATGATGTACGCCGTGACCCTGAGAATCGGATGATCAAAAGCCCATCTCAAACACGCATCCCCAAGCTCTCTTGAATGCTTTATTGCCGATCTTTTAAGCAAAGCATGGAGCTCAAACTCAACATCACTTTGCTGGATGACAATAAACGCACCAGCAAACACATCGCCAACCCAAGCAGAAAGATATAAAACATTAGGGTGGATGATTGGCTCGGCTTTTCTGTGGTCATGGCCTACCTTCGTGATGTACGGATCAGAATAAACAATTGATAAGTTTTCTTCTGTGATCCCTTCGGTAACGAATGGCATAGGCAAACCTTACGCTATGAAAACCGCCAGTCTGACGGTTTTATTTTGCCACAGTAATCAGTCTTCCATCTCATATTCGCGCTCTTCCCATGCTTGGCAAGAACGAAGGTCGTGGCAGATAAAATCAAACTTGTTGCAGTAGCCTCTGAACCCGGCCTCCGTGTCCCATTCATTGCGCGGAATACGCTCCATCTTGGCTTGGGTCATAGTGCTGTTGTCGTAGTACTCACAATTTGAGCAACGACGACGCCTAGCCTCTTTCTCATCAACTTGCATGGCCTTGCCGAGTGCAACCCAGTAGACTTTATTGGCCGTTGGCTGATTGCTAGGCTTCTCTGGACCTAGCATCCAATCATCAATCACAACCTGAGTGTTTTTCTTGTTCTCAGATGCCGTGATGAACTCTTCTTCCATCGGCAGGCCGATAAAGCCTTTGGGCATCATCATGAAGTCTTTCATGGCATGTCCTATGTAATTTCTCGGCCAGAGGCGCGAATGGTAAGAGAAGTAGCTGCACTTGCAATCGTAGAAATGAAGCCGCCTGGCTCCAATGCTTGGCCAACCAACTCATGGCAAGTGTACGTCTCATCAGGAACTAGGCTTCTGTTATCAACAATCAGATTTGATGCGCCAGCCGTTCCTCCCTGCGTGACTAAGTTGCAACTAAAAGTCACATTAGCCGCGCTGGTGTTCGTCACTGTGAACTTGTCAATAATCGCCTTAACATTTGTGGCGGTGTATTGGGTTGTTTGGCTGTTTTCAGCCTGTTTTGCTGGGATCAGCACTTTGATGATGACAGTCATTGGACACCTTCAATATTGTTGTTTACGGTCAGGATGATGGATGGGATAGACGGGACTGGCGCAGATGCTGGGATTGCATGAAGCTCAACACTTAAATCGTCAACTGAAAACATTATCTCAACATAATCATTAGCCTTGAGCTTTAAAAATATGTTGAAAGCAGAGAAAATTTCAGCATTGTTACCTTGTATTCGTATCAGTCCGGCGCTGTCTGCAACGTTTACGCCGTTTAACCTGAACCAGATAAAGAACTGGCCAACGCCACCAGATGTTTTGTCAATCTGAAAACTTAATGCGAAGTTGTAGACGCCATCACTGTCAACAACAATCCTAGATGATGGGCTTCCAATGTAAACGCCATTGCTCAGGTCGGTGGTGTTAAAAGTGATTGCTGTGGCGGTGTTGATGACCGTAGCTGTTTGCGTTGTAGTGTCGTAGAACGAACCGTAACGGCTACGCTTAAACTCGCGTTGCGGCGGAACCATCTGCAAGCCTTCAACGGCTGCGGTCAGTTTTTCCAGCAGCTCAAGCGCTTGGTTTGCCTTATTTTCTGCTGACGCTATGCCAATAGATGTTTGTTGCTCCAACGTAGATATTTTGTCAAGTGCAAGCGTGGCCTTACTATCAATTGCAGCTTCGCTTATTGCCGCATCTTGAGCCAAAGCCGCCAGCAATGCCAGCGACTGGTTTGCTGTGGCCGATGCCGTGTCAGCCTGATACTCAATATCCGTTCCCGCAATTGGCAACAATGTATCAACAGTTTTAAACAACAGCTCAAACTGCCTTATCTGCTGCTGGTCGGTCAAGAACTCCGCAAGCTGATCGCGTGTAAGGTTTAGCTTTTTGGATGTTGGCGCTGCTGGCATGGTCAGAACGCCAATGGCTCAATTTGCGCTTCAAGACGGGCAAAGGAAACGTGCGAATCGCTGTCTCCTCGGAATCGTTGGATGCGCCAGTTTCTCATGTGCCCTTGCTGAAACCAAGATAGCCTTTTCTTGGTGTTGCCTGATGTTCCTACGGAAATTGATCTGTCTTGGCTCCAAGATAGGCCATCAAATGAGTAGCTGGTGCTAATCTGTGGGTTCTTGCCCAGTGCAATGCTTCCGGTAAGGCTAACCAATTCAAGCTGATTGAATAGAGCGCCCTTGCCCTCGTTGTAAACGATGACAGTGCCAAATTCCCATCTAACCTGTTGACCCCAATGATGCCCGATAGATTGAGAAAGATAGCCAACATTGCCTGATTGTGGGTCGCCAACCAGCCACTTATCGTAAGCCCAAACGAAGTTTCTCGCTCTGTACTGTGAGAAGCCAACCAGTGAGGAACTCAGCGTAAACCAAACCTGTTCACCAAGTGTTTCGGACGCGGCTGCGTCATAGACAATCGTTCTATCTGGCAGATGAATATAGAGGTATTGATTGCTCTTATCGTTTATTGACTCAAGTTTGACTTTTGATAGTTGTTCTTCTGTATATGTCAACAACAGGCTATCAATCTCTTGAGTGCTGATTTTTTGAGTAGTGGATGATGCGCCTACATAGATACTTGGCGCTTCATTTCTCCCACTGCCCAAAAACGCCACCCGGTCCATGTAGACGCAACAGGCATGAGTCCCAATTACGCCCTTTTGAATCTGAGCGCCATCAATTCTTTGAAATGGGAACAGCTCACCACCAACGTTGTCAAAGACCTCAATGGTGTGCCTATTCAGCGCATGGATTTCATTTCTTAACTTCAGGATGGCAAGAATTGGATCAGGGTCAACTTCTGACGAACCATATTTCAGGGGGTTAACGTTAAACGGATCATTCAACTCCGTGACGATTAGAAACTCTCCGTCGGTCGTCATGAAGTAACCATCGACCCAAGCAAAATCTACAACGTTGCCTAGGTCTGGATCTGTCACAACTTGCGTAAGGGTGCCATTCCAATAATAAAGATTCCCACCTGATGCTATGGCCAGCCGGTCAAAACTATAGTCAAACGTGACCAATTCAGTTTCAGAACCACCAACATCACCAAGCTGTGTGATAACTCCGGCACTAGAGACGGTCACCAATTTGGTGCCCATCACTCGATAGCATGCACCATTCCAATCAATCCCGCCTCGATCAATGCCTGGCCCCGTGCCATTTGCAATGATCCCATCGCCTGGACGCAAAAACCCATTGCTGATGCCCGATGTCTTTGGCACAGGCACCAAGTTAACCGGGTAAGCCGTGCGAAGTTCTGGCGTACTGTCAGCGTATATGCCGGAGAGAATTGGAATTTGCATCTTTAATTACTTCTCATCAACCACTTTTTAGTTTGTTGGCGATCATTCTGGCGTCAACTCCGCTGGCTGTGGGAACCAGTCTGGATCATAAGGCTCAACCGTGTACCCGGTAACGCCCACCATCAGTGCATCGGCAGGCTTTTGGAACACCCATTTACTATCGACCGTTTCTTGCGCCACTGCCCAAGCAGTTGTGTAGCCTGCTGTCTCACTCTTAACCCCAGTAGCTGCATTCACTCCGAAGATCGGGAAATGCCGCGAGCTAGAGTCAGTCTGCACGGCTTGCTCAGGGGTCAAGCTGTCTTTGTCTACTACCTGGCCCGTGGCCACATCAAGCAGATCGGGAGAATCAATTTCCCCAATCATGTTGGCATAGATCGTCTCAAGGGCCGTGTCAGCAGCAGCTTGCGTATCAAAAATTAGGTAGTCGTTCATGCTGTGGGTGGAGTGGTTTTATAGGGGTGCGATACGGGCAGGTTGGCAGTCAGGCCCCACTTCCATGCTAGGTAGCCTTCAATTTGCTGTTTAATTTCGGCAGTTGGAACTACGCTCAACGCAATGACTTCCGAAATATTTCCTTTCCAAGATCGGTCAGTAATGGCGCGATCTGACCCAATCCAGATGTTTGGCCGATTAGCAGTTTGTTCGTAGTCGGTTGAAAATACAAAGGGGTTGCTAATTTCCGGCAGAGCGACCAAAGTCGATGCTGACGAACCATTCTGAAACACGGGGTTGACGTTGACCCAACTTGTTCCAGTGTTATTCGAGCGAAGAAAATCTTGACTCACAACTACGTCGTGAGAAAAAACAGTTACAAAATTGGAAAAAGGATCTGAGCCGTCGTAATCAGCTACGCCAAAAAATCGTTTTGGAGAGTAATTTGTGACGGCTGTTGCTTTTAGGAATTTTGAGTTGGCGACAGCACCCCAAGCCAGAGCTGGCTTACCGTTCAAGCCTGTAGTCTGGTACGACGGCTGTGCGGCCGCAGTTGCTTGAGAAACGTGACGATCATTGCCACTCTTATCATCCCACTGGCTAACCGTTGATCCATTCAGCGTGATGCTCGCCGTATCCTCAGCATCCAGCCAAAGTGCAAGTGATGCTCCCAGCTCATCAGGACGCCATAGCTTCTGCCCGCCAACAGCGGTGCCATCCCAGCGATAGGGGTGGTCGTAGGGGAGGTTATTTACTAGTTCGAGTGCCATTTAGATGCCTCCCCATTTCCATGCTAGGTAGCCTTCGAGGCGCTGGCGGTCTGCTACAGACAGCGCGGTGCCACAGATGACAACCTCACCGACCTGAGCGTTGCCGCCACCAGCGGTTCCAGCACCTCCGAACGTACTTGCGGTTGATCCGATTCGTGCGGGAGCGTTTTGGTTTGGCGAAGTAAACGGTGCGCCGCTGTTTGCGAATAGTGTGCCGTTGACCGTTGCAACAGTGGTTGACCCGTTCCACACCATGCCCACCACAGCATTTGTGCTCAGAGCACCGGGGTGCCAGTTTGCGTTGTTTGCTGCACCGTTCGTAGAAACTCCGTTCCAGCCTTTCTGCTGGACAAACCAACGTGGCGGTGTGAGAGCCACATTCGACCCGTCATGAGTGAGCAGCCCCACTACAAACGTGCCCGCACTGCCGATGCCGCCCGCTTTGCCGTACCCGATACCAGCGCGGCCTCCGTTAGACTGATAGAAACCTGTTCCGTTGCCACCATTCATCACGGTAAACACAGAGTGGAGATCGCCAGCGATTGCGTCGAGGTCGGTCGTGCCAAACGTCGGATTGCCGTCGGCTATCTCGACGAATTGCGCAGCCGTCGTCGCCTGCAAGGCAGGCTTCCCGTTGATGGCAGCAGAGATGAGCGGCGGTTGACTCGCAGCCGTGGCCTGAACGTGATTGCGACCGTTCCCACTTTTGTCATCCCACTGGCTCACGTTGCTGCCGTTCAGCGTGATCGTATCCGCATCCTCAGCATCAAGCCACAGGGCCAGGGCTGCGCCGAGTTGCGCAGGGGTCCAAGCGGATTGGCCCGAGGCTCTAGCCCTAGCTCTGTCTCTTGTTCGCCTGCGAAACATCTTTAGAATCCTTCGCCTGGGATAATGTGCAAAGAACCAGTCCCAGATGCCGCCAAATACGCAACGTGCGTTGCATCTTGTTCTTTGCTAATTGATAACTGAGTAAGCGGCAAAATTGGATAATCTGCTGCCGTTGCCGCAACACTAGAATCTCCTACTCTGACATATACAACAACTGAGCCAAGATTTGTAATGCACAAAGCCTTTGATCCGAAACCAATAGCCGACGACGCAGATGAGGCTGTCGGGGCAACAGTGATGCCTTTTGTATAAGCCGGATTAAATGTTACATCAATTGCCATTTTGATTCCTTTAAATATTAGGCTATGCGATACCAAGAATTCGTTGATTGATAGAAGCGCACGCGGAAAAAGTCATTAGCCGCCAGCGTTGTAGGTGCGCCAAAAGCCGCCGATGCACCATTGAGCGCCAGTGTAAACGCCGTAATAATCTGCGTGGTGGTGATTAGCACCTCGGTGCCATCAGGTACGCCGGTATTCAATGGTAGCGTAATCGTCCCAGTCGCCAACGTACCGGCAGGCTGAAGAATCATCCATTGCTGTTCGCTGATTGGAGTGGGAACCGTGACATTGAACCCGGTGCCAGGGGTATAAAGATTGGTTGCTACAGTAGGGGCTGCAAACGTTGTCTGAAAATATTCCAGCAACTGGCTAACTGAAACCTTGCGAGCGTCGCCATTGTTTGGCACATAGACAGGAAGTAAGTCGCCACTTGATACCTGACTCAGGCCGGATAGTTGGTTAATCGTAGGCATTTTATTTCCTTAATTGAATTCAATTGGCCCATCTTGCCCCGCCAATAGCGGATCAACCGGCCTGCGCAAGAATGGATCATCATATACGCGCCAAGGCTTGTTGCCAGCACCAGCAGGCATTGAGCCGGGCATTTGCTGCTCATGAGGCATGGCTGCACGAGAAAGAAGCGTGTTGTAAGACTCTTTGGCGGTTGCCTTGGTGTCAGGCATCACTTGCTTACCGTAACTTGGTGCCAACTTGATTGCAAGATTTGTATAGATCGCCTGATTTGCCGAGTCAGGCACGTTTGTTTGTTCGTCTAAATCGCTATCCAAAGGGTTTGACGGCAAAGGATACCCAAGGCGGATGCCGAGCGCATTCCACGATGCAATCATCATATCCAACCTCTGCAAAGCCGACTGCAACTGATCTGGGTTCAGATCAAAAACGTATGAAGCAAGCCCAATTTCATCAAATGCTTGCGTAACAAATTGACGCTTGCTCCATCCCATTTTCTGCCCCAATAATTTATGATTTAAATCAGTTTCATTGCTTCATTGATCTTCTCAACGAGCCTTGCATCGCTCCAGCGACGATCTATCTTTAGGCCGATCTTATCAGCTTGCTGGATCATCTCATCACGAGTTGGCGCGGAACTAGAAACTTCTTTTGCAGAGTCAAGTGACTCTTTAGGCTCAATGAATTCAATGACCGCCTCAATGAGGGTCTTGCTCCAGCCGTCTTGCACGGCAGATTGCAATTGAGATTCATCGTTAACGCCAATTGATTCATAGGTTGTGCCATTAGGGCCAAAATGAGCGCCTGGGCACTTATAAACAATTGTTGGAAAACTCACTTTTTAGCCTTTGCCTTGCTTGGTTTGCCAGCAACTTTTGCAGCTTTCTTTGCAGTAGACAATGCAACGGCAACAGCTTGCTTTTGCGGCATACCTGATTTCATCTCTTTTGAAATGTTCTTGCTAATAGACTTTTGCGAATAGCCTTTAACGAGTGGCATCACTTTCTCCATTAAAAGAGGGGCCGAAGCCCCTCTTGTCTATCAGGTCTGCGAGAACATAATCACGCCAGACATCTCAGGCTGCTTGTTCACCACGCCGAAAAGGGTATCAAGACGATACTTGGTTTTCATGGTGTTGATGTCAAACTGCTTTTGCATCACCAGCTCGATGCCTTGATCGGTGCTTGCGCGCATAATAGCCGCGCCAGCGTCCGAAGGAATCGCGTAACGACCTGGGAGGATTTCCAGGGAGTCACGTTGCCAGAAGGGGTTCACGAAGTTGGAAACGGTGTTCAGGAACACAATCGCCGCCGTACCGCTTTGGGCCGTGACAACAACGTTTTGGTACTGGGCTTCAGCATCCGTACCACCTTGGTTAGAGATGATTGGGGGGCTGATGACCATCGAGGTAGCATTAACTACGCTGATGACGCGGAAGGTCTTCAGTTGGCCCGTGTCGCCCTTGGTGATGTGATGCACAGCGTTAACGCCAGCAATCGTGAACGCATCGCCAGCGGCTACGTTAGTGGTGCTAGAAACGGTCAAGGTTTGATAGCGGTTATCAACGTTAGCCACTTCACCAGTGCCAGCGGTAGACGTGGCGCTTGGGGTGTAGTAACGAGCGGCAGCAGTCAGCGTGCTGGTCGTCAGAGCACCGCCACCAGCAGCAGCAGCCTTGCGATTGGAGTTGTCAAACTTGTAGGTAGAGAAGGAAGCCATCTCACCCACAAACGCTTTGCGCAAAGCCTTGTCGCTGATCTCGTTGCCGAAAGAGCGCGAAGCCTTAGAAAGATCATTGGCCATGCCGTTATAGTCACGGGTAGACAGAGCCAAATAACGCTCATAAGAAGGCACGCCTTGCTCGTTCATGATGGCTTCGCACTGGGCGACGTCATCAAAACCAGAAGCCGTCGAGGTGCGCTTGACAAACAAGGTACCTTGGTTTGCGGCCACGTTCATGATTGCAACGTTGATATCGCTGGCCAGCTTTCGTTTGGCAGCATCGCCCAAACGACCTTCTTGCAGACTATCACGCAGCTCGGTCGATGTCATAACCCAAGGTACAGACTTGCTGAAACCAATGGTTGCAGGCACGGCCAGCTGGGTGTTGTCGCCGAAATTGGATGTCATATCGGTACCGTTGTAGCTGGTAGCGATATAAGGCTGGGGACGCCAGATAACGTTGTTGGTGCGCTCCATCATCGTCTGATCGGTGTTGTACACCGCGACGTTTTTGCTCAAAACGAGTGCGTCTTGAAAGCCTTCAAGGATGTCTTCAAACGCAACGCGCTCTTCTTTACTGAATGCATTAGCCATGATTAATATTCCAAAGTGAAAAGTAAATTATTTAGATGCCGCTTGTTTCTGCTTTTTGTACTGAATGACTTTCGTCATGTTGCCAGTACGCGCTGCTTCTTCTCGCAGTCGTTCAAGTGTTGAGTCAACTGCACCGGAAGAACGTCCGGTTCCAGATACAACACGCTCAGGTGGTGGTGCGGATTTACGGCTGGTAACTTTCAAATCTTTCTCCAGTTTTGCAACCGCAAAAGCGAACTCTACGGGGTCTGTGATTTCGGACAGCTCTTTTGCCTTCTTTGAGTTTTTTCCGAGTGCGTAGACGATGAGGGCTGGGTTATCTGCACCTTGGAGAACGATCCCTTGCTGGGTAACGCTCAGAAATTCTTGAGCAACAAGTTCAGCGTCTTCAAAGTTCTTGACCTTTAACTCTGCTTTTGCTTTGCTGTAGCCATCAAGTTTAGATTGCCATGCTTTCTGCTGATTTACAACTTCAGCTTCTTGCTTTGCTACTACATCCTCCACTTGACGCTTTTTGTCAAACCAGTTTGCTAAAGCAGACTCAAATTGATCCACGTCATAATCGTGATCTTCTAGCTTAGGCTTTGCTCCCAGCGTGACTGGCTTGGTCTCAGTCTGCGCTGTGGTTTGCAACTTGCTGTGAAGCTCTCGATTCTGTCTTTGCAATTCCCTGTTCGTCTTACGCAACTCGCGAACCCATTCTGGGGCGTGAGATTGTTCCTCTGGAGGTGGCGCTTCCTCCCCGATAGATACGATGATTTCATCTGATTCATCATCTTTTGATTCTGATTCATCTGAGTTGGATTCATCATTAACGGAGTCGCCTTCGTCAATGTTTTCTTCTTGCTCAGAAGCCTCATCTACAAAAGATTCGTCTTCAAACTTATCCTCTTCTCCGACTGCCATTTTGTTCATCATCAGACCCTATCAAACTCACCCATTGAGCGGCTGGGTGGTTGCCGTTACTTCATAATACATTATTCCATGGGCTGCTGTGTATTTAAGCTACCCATCAGCTTCTGCACGGCCTCGGCATTTGCAAGATCTGTCTTACTCATGGTTTCAACAGTCTGAGCATTCTTGAGTTCAGCCGATGCAATTGTCTCAACAGTGTCGGCCCTTGCTTTGGCTGCTTTTGCCGTGGCTTCTTCTGCCGCCGCTTGCAGATACATAGAGTTTGGATCTTGTGGAGCGTTTTGCATCTCGGCCATGAGTTCTTTAGATTCTTTGTCCGTAGGCTCAACAACGCCCATGCGGAGCAGCTTCTTGCGGAAGTATTTGTTCGCGTCGGCAATGCCTTCGCCTTCCATGTTCATCATCGCCATGGCCCCAAGAACCTGCATCGTGTCGGGGTCTTGCGTGATTTGGAGCATGCCAGTCAGTGCCCTGACGGTTGCAGCCTTCTTGCTCGAGCTGGATGGGCCGACGTCCACAGCAACGTCAAATGCAGCCGAGGTAATATCGTTTTCAACGACGACCGCGCCAGTCTCTGAATCAATCATCGGCTTCATAAGCTCAACTGAATCAGTATCGCCAACCTCTGAAACCACCTTCATGCTTCGTTTGTTTTCGGTGTAGATGTCTTTCGCCATTGATAGCCAAATCTCACCGCAGCGTTTCATGCCTTTGGCAAAGTTGCTCATGTAGATAAACGTCTGCATATCCACACGCTGTTGAATCATTTCAACGGCTTTGCCAGATACACCGCTAACCATTTTGTCAGCGCCCTGGGGGTTGCCGAGGATGTCTTGCATGTCCGTTTCTGTGATCTGCAACAGTGCGGCCATGGCTGGTGGAATCTGTGCGCTCTTTGTGTATGCGACTGGCCCACTGAGCGACATATTGCCGTTTTGGTCAGTAACTGGGTTAATCAATAGATATGGGTAATCTTTGATATTATCCTCGGCCCACATCATTTGGTGACCTGCAACTTGCTCGGGGCTAAGGATGGGCTTCTCAACAGAAGATAGTGCGCTTATCTCACCCAGCTTAGAGAGCTGCATGTTCTTGAGCCGCTGGGCATCCTTCGCCAAGCGAACGTGACCCATGCAACGCTCGACGTTGTCCACGAACCAGCGTTTACCGTACACCGGCACGATGGGGATGCATTTTCCTGCGATATATCCAGCGTCTTCAAGTACTTGACCGCCCGACATAATGTACTTGCGAATGCGCTTGCTCTTGATCTTCTTCTGCCGAACTTCTTTGCTGCCAACAGCTAGCAAAGTTTCCTCTAGGGTTTCATCATTCTCAAAGTCTGATTGCCTATATCGCTCTTCCTCGCCTGCAATAGTCTGGAATATGCGAATAGTCTCAGACTTCTCCTCTACTTTGTAGTACTCGGCAACGTACACAACGTCGGGCGTGCACCAGTCAAACTCATACTGATGGATGATCTTTGGCCAATTAGTAGGATCATCGCCCCAAGTATCTTTGTATGTTTGGCGCGTCATGCTAGTGACAACAAAGCAGAACTTTGCGTCTGACTTGTCTTGACGTTTCGCGCCGAGGTCAAAGAACACGGAGCTATCAGCGTCAAAGATTGGTTCGATACGAATACGCTGGCGCTCATCCTCGGCGTCTTCTTCGTCTTCGTATGCTGTACGAATGCGCCAGGCTCCAAATCCTCCGCCCACAGCTTCCTCGAAGGCGTTGTCGTAGGACTCGGTAGCTACTGAGTCTTGCTCATCGGCCCGGTACAGGCCGTCACAAACATCCGCAAGGCGGTCGTCTGCTTTGCCATCTTTAGAAACGAAGTCGACAGTGATCCGGTTGTTGCGGTATTCGTTGATGATCCTGATGACAGACAAGTGAATCTTGTTTACTTCAAATTTTGGCTTATTCTCGAATTGATCCTCGAGCGGGCCTTCCCACTGTGCGCCACAAATGGAATAGAACCTGCGGTCTTGCAGGCACTGAAGCCGTTCATCGCGCAGTGCACTTTGCACCTCGTCAAACTGCGCCATCGCTTCTGCGTGAAGATTCGATAATTTCTGACTGTTTGAAAGCCTAGACATGGAAACCCTTTGTTTTGTCTGATTGTCTACCACTTGTTTATTGTGGGCAACGGTACGAACATTTTAGGCTTTATTGTGTTAGACCTGCGCACGGCTTCGCAAGCATATCTAAGCGCGTCAATAACGTGGTTCTTCTTGTCTTCAAGCACAGGCAGGATCTTGCCTGTGAGCTGGTCTGTTTTGTAACTGTAAAGGGTGAGTTCATCAATTGTGTGGATGCACCGAGGATGAACCACGATATCGTAATTCTTCAGAAACTCGATACCTTCCTCAACTGATCGAGGCCCTTTGACTGCCGTCATGATCTTTGGAAAGCCATTCTTCTTCATGTGGCTAATAGTTTCAGGTCTGGCTGAGTCGGCCACGATTGGCCACTTCTCTGACTCGGGCACAGTCATGAATAAATCCGGAGTGTTCACAATCTCGCAGCCCACCATGTACGCCTCGTAATCAATGTATAGCGTGCGCCCGATGATATGGCAGCGCACCAGCGTGGTCGGGTCAACGGCAAAGCCCCAGTCAGCGCCTAGGCGGTGGATAGCGTCGCGTGGTGCGTCGAACTCTTCAACCTTCCAGTTTTTGAAGACGCGGGTATTGCTGTTAGTGAGATAGCTGCCCATCCAGACATGCTGATACTTGTCTGGATCGCGGCGCTTGTCGTACTCCATTTCGTCGCGCAGGACGTCAGGAAGCCATGGGTTGTTGTTAAAGTTAACCTTTAGGACCGTTGCATCTTTGGGCGGAGTCGGACCGCGCAGTAAATGATCAACTGGGTCAGCGGCTTGGCGTGGGTTCCAAGTGAACCACAGCTCAGAGTTTGGCTTGCGGATCGTAGGGCGCAGCAGGTCAAGGCTAGTCTGGCTCAGGGACTGGGCTTCTTCGACCCAGGCGCAGTCGTAGCCCTCCAGCGACTTGATGCTGTCAGCGGTGTGATTCTGCATACCTTGGAAGATGATCAAGCCGTCGCCCTTCTTTGACTTGATGCAAGCCTCTTGCACCTCGAAGTAAGCGCCAGCATTCATAGCCTCAATTTTGTTCTCTAGCAGCCGCTTAACTGACTGGCTTAGAGACTTCTGAATCTCACGAACGCAAACGCTTCGCCGCTTCTGGTCAATGATGTGCGCCTCAATCATCAGCTCGGCAAACATGTGTGACTTGCCGGAGCCTCGTCCACCCCATGCGCCTTTGTAGCGCGAGGGGTTGAGCAGGGGCAAGGCCCATTCGGGTGTTTGTAGTTGAAGCGTTTTAGCCATTCTTGACAATAACGCGCTCAATGCGAGTCACAAGCGGGTTAGCTGCATCTCCAGACAGCTCCAGCTTATCGCCGTACTTCTTCGGAGCCAGCTTAGAAAGCAGCCATTTCCTCGTGTCCACTTGCAGTCTGTGCTTTTGCACTGCTGCCCAATCCTTTTTACCGTCCGGCAGAAGTCCGACGTCTGAATCACTCAGCTCTAAGACCTCTTGCGCCATTCGCTCAATCAGATCCTCGCGCGCGCGTGCGTAGTTTTCCGCAAGCTGCGCGTCTTCGTCAACCCATCTTGAAAAAGTACTCTGCGGAACTCCGGCAGCTTTGCACGCTTTAAACGCGCTCAAGCCGTTGCGCATTTCTTTAAGCACTTCTGTAGAAATGCGCTCTTTATCCTCTTTGCTGTATTTCACGCCCATTTTGCAACCCGATCGTTTGTTGACCCGATCGTATCATTTTGTGAACAATGCACGCAAAAAGATGGCATCTAAGTGTTTCTACCTACACACAAGCGCAAAAAAATCGTTTACATTGGAATCACTGCGGAACACGAATTACCGGACCTCGCAGCAACCAACTAAGGAATATCATGAAAATCACCTTTACGCTTAAAGATCTGAGCGAGCAGTTTTTCACAGGCTTCGGCGACATCGTTGGATTTACGGCTCTATCCGATGACGGCAAATTCTCGAAGCTGCTCAAGATGTCTGAACAAAGCGGCACAGGCATTAAGGCAAAGGTCGGTGCAGGGGCTTTTCGTGACCGTGTGGAGTTAAACCAACTCATGCGCAAGTCCTGTGCTTATCAATTCAAACTTGAGCCACGTCGCGGTTATCAACTGGCTACGTTTGAAGTCACTTCAGCCTAACACCCAAGGGCTTCGGCCCCATCAAAGGAACATCATGAACACATTCAAATTCAGCGCAAACGGTCTCGATTTTGGCGACTACGAAGCCGGCTCACAAGAAGATGCGCAAGAGATATTTGCTCAAGACGCTGGCTATCAGAGCTGGGCCGCAATGGTCGAGCAAGCCGAGGAATTCGGCGGCAACACTGTAGAAGTCAAAGCAGCGTAAACCACGCCAGGGGCTCCGGCCCCAGCAACCAAACAAGGAGACGATCATGCAAGCAACCAACGCAATCAAGAAGCTGAACAAAGCCGGGTTTTCGGTCATGCAAGACGGCAATCGTTACAGCGCCAAGACTGGGCGTAACGTCATTGAATTTTACCAGCAAGACGGCAAAATCATTTGCATCCGGGTTCGATCTGTAAACGATCAAGATGATGTGATGAGCGACTACAGCGCCGGGACATGGTGCGAGAACCTGAGTCAAGCGATTCGCCTTGCAGCCTAACACCCAGGGGCTTCGGCCCCAACCAAGGAACATCATGAAAAACCCCAACGAATTTTGGTCAGAAGTAGCTTTCGCTCTTATCCTTGGGTCACTTGCCGGCTATGTGATAGCAATTTACTTTTGAGGTGCAACATGCCCCAAACCATTCTTTCTCACCTACTTTGCTTGATGAGCAATCACCAAGCCCCTTTCAAAGTAGCGGCCCTCTTGACTGCCAGGCAATTCAGCGTACCCCAAGTCTACGTGGAGCAGCTTTTTTATCGAGGTCTGTGATGTGCCCGCTTTGCAAATGTCCCGCAAAAGTTCTTGAGACCCGCGAATGCAAGAAGCGGGGGGGCGTCCGCCGCCGACTACGCTGCAAAACCTGCCTTTACCGCTTCACACTGATAAACGACGCCTACAGAGGAAAATCATGAAACTCTTCCACATTCTCGCAGCCGTTGCCCTTGCCCTTGCTTCTTCAGCTCACGCTGACAGCTGGACCGGCCCAGATAAAACCCTCCCTCCACTTCGTTGGTGGTGCGGCAGTTGGGGCCGCCGTGACACTTGCCACCGATAGTCCCATGTACGGCATAGCCGCTGGGGCCGCTGTAGGGCTCGCCAAGGAGCTTTACGACACTCAGCATAGGTCTACCCACACACCAAGCGCAAAAGACCTCGTAGTGACCGTTTTAGGGGCTGCTGCTGGTTCTTACGCCTCATGGTTAATCATTAGAAAAGACTTCGTAGGAATTCAGACTACTTTCTAAACAGAAACAGCCTGACAGACGGGGGGGCGCCAAGCCGAAAGAATCCAGATCAAAGGAGCTCTTATGAACATTGATCCGACCTTTGCTTGCATCTTAGCCATCGGCCTGTCTTTCATAATCTTTAGAAGGGACGATGATTAACAATAACCAATTAAAACCAAAGGCCCTCACGGGCCTTTTTTTACGTCTCCCATCTTTTAATCAAGATTATTCTTGATATTCAATTTCAACAATATCAGTCAACAAGGGTATTTCCAGAATGGAAACACTAGCAGGCAGCTCAGGCTGACTCCATCCAAGAGCGCCAATTTTTTGTTCTACCTCTTTAAGACCATCAAACATGTTAGTGCTCCTTAACTTTGTCACATAAATCGTTGTACCGCTTACCGGCTCGGGCGACTCCAAGCTCATCTCCGGCATGAGTTGCCTCGATAAGCTTCCTGAACCAAAGCTGCATTTCTTCGGTCATTCGGGTTTCCATTTCCAACCTAAGCTCTTCACTCTTTTCCATCTCTCTCTCCTATGTCTATTTCCGCATCAGGACTGGGACAACGGACAATATATAAATATATTGTCCTGTCCTGTCCCAGTCGTTCTGCCTTGCCAATGGGACATTTGTCCCAGTTTGTCCCACCCTGTCCCAGTTGTCCCACTTCATATTCTAACAGCCAGGGGTTAAATTTCAAACACACTCAACAAACGATGCCTTTTTAACCTTTTTTACCTCTATTAGTTTATCAACGAAGGACAATTGGCTTTTTAACATTTGTCCCAGTTGTCCCACTTGTCCCACCCTTGTCCCTGTTAACTTTTGTAAGTTTGTCCCAGTCTTTGTTAACATATCAACATCCGTTGAGCATTGTTAATTTTCAAACATTTGCCTCTTTTTTAAGCATTTTCAATGCTATCTGCCATTGGTTCGAAGCATCATTGAGCTGGCAGTGACGGGTTCAACCACGACCCAGCCGTTCTCGAAAGGGGCTATTACTTCGGCCAAAAGTAGGTTGTTTATCAATCTCCCCCTCTTCCCGGCTTGTGCGTAAGTGTTGGCTGTTGCTTGGCTGAGGCCATCTTTTACCAAGTAATCAATGAGGGCGCTGCGGGACAAATACGGTTGGCCGTTCCTTGTCTCTTGTCCTGTTGCAAGAAAAGCCGATGTAAACTTTTTAATATCCCTTGAGTAATCGGATTCTTTACTTTTTTCTTTAACCTGATAATCTTCTGTCACTGAAAATACTGCGCCAGATATCTCTTCGCCGTCTTCGTCGTGCCACCCTAAAGGGACTGGTTTGAGCAATCCGTATATAGGCTCTGGCTCTTTGTCGTCCTTTACTTTCTTTGCCTCAATCTTAATTGCCTTGTCGGTTGTGCGTGAAACATATATTGAGAAATCAAGACCGCCACGCCATGCGCTGGATCCTCGTTCTCTTCCCTGTGCTGTCTCGCTCACTCCAGTGTGGTGGATGAATACGGTTGTGGCCCCTAGGGCAGAAGCTGCTGTGCTGCAAGAATTGACCATGGCGCGGACGTCCTTCGCCGCGTTCTCGTCGCCGCTCATGTGGTTGTTTACCGTGTCCACAATCAACAAGCTGATCTGCTCTTGTGTGATTGAGCGAACGAGCTTTATAACTTCTGCTGCTGCGCGTGGGGTGTCTAGATCAACGGCCCGATTGCTGATGAGAAGATTATCGAGCTGCTTTGTGTCGTGCTCTATTGCCCAAGATGCAATACGCTTGCGAATGCCGTAGTTGCCTTCGCCTGCCAAATAGACCACCACACCAGGCTTTGTTTTGATGCCTTGCCAAGGAATCCCCGCCGCGATTGAACAAGCAATATCCAAAGCAATAAAGCTTTTGCCGGCGCCTGATGGGCCAAAAATCATTGCAACGCAATGAGCCGCTAGCCACTCCTTGATTATCCACTTTGTGGGCGAAGGCTCATCAATGCACGAGCTCCCACGGGTCAAAAAGTAATCACTTGATGGAGCGGCTAAATTTTCTAGCAATTCCTCGGCCGCTTCTGAGCCAAGAGCTGAAGAGCTTGCAACATTGTTGTTCGGCTCATAACGCGAAACCGAATGAGCAATTTGCCTAATCTCTGAACTTGGCAATGGGATCTCACAGCGAGTTTCATTCGCTACGCTAAGAGCCGCCAGAATTTCCGCTTCGCTCATGCCGTATGAGCGCATTGCCCCAGCAAGACTAGTCAATCCGCTGTTGCGATTGCCCTTAATGATTGACGAATCATTTGAGGCTGTTCGTTCTTTCTTAATCGGCATCATTGACGCAAGCCAATTTGCCGGTGTTCTAGTGGGCGCAACTCCATCAAATGGGTCGCTTGAGGCTTCCCACTGATAAGTTTTACCTTCAATCTCAGAAGGATACGCTACAAAGTACCGGCCATTCGCAAGAAGATCAACGCCATCTAAAAGCTTGCAAGATTTGATTCCTTCTTGATATGCGGCAAGATAGTGATAGCCACCGCCTGCCGTCAAGGCTGTGATTCCGTCGGGCAGATTCCCGTGCTTTGCTGTCCATTCGTCCCAACTATCTTGCCCGCCGTTGCGAGGGTCTATGTCATACACAACAAGGCCGGAAGCTTGACCCGCTGCTATGCCGATGTTAAGACGAGAATTTGATGTAAACCACGCCTTGATTTGCTCGGGGTCGTCCGTCGCGTCATGAACCCCGTGTCTTGTCGCAGGCTCTTTGCCATTGGGCACAATGGGAAGAACCTTCCAGCCCCAGGAGGCATAAGTCAACGCAACCTCAAGCTTCGTTCGTTGCGTCATTTCGTGCCCTCAGTGCGCCGTTGGTCTTAACCTCTAACTCATACTGCCGGGCCATCGGTGGTTCGTCTTTCCACCCGTAAATCACTTGGGGCCAAACACCAAGCCGCTCGGCTAGCTGTCTGCGCCCCCCAAAAAACTCTATCGCTTCTTGCGTCGTCATTTTCCGCACTCCTTTTCATGTTGGCATGAAATACTAACAGGAAAGCAATGACTACGCTATTAGGTTTGAACTAATTTCGCGCTATTTGTCAAATATTCACTCAACGCCGCCAGCACTCGGTGAGATGGATTGCAGTCGGGATTGTTTCTGATGTCGCGCAGGGTGTTGGGATGCAGCTTCGTACGCTCTGCAATGACTGTCAAACGTCGGTCCTGAAGTTGTTCCCTGATCTGTTCTAGTGTAAGCATGTTGTTAAAAAAGTTGCGTTGAGGTGTTGACATCCTACACCACAACAAGTTATAGTGTAAACACTGCACAAACAGATTCCCTGACGGTGCAGCCAACGGAGATAGACAAATGACCAAAACACAAATTAGTCAAATAAGAGCGGCTATCAATGCGGCGCACCAACGCAACGATCTGGCCGTGGCCGAAGAGTTGCAAGCCAAACTACATGCCCATTTTGAGCAACAAAGCTCGGCTTTCATTTCAAGCGCAGATGGTAAGCGCCACATGGCCGCCCTTGTGAACAAATTTGACTGAAGGAGATAGACAAATGCAAATGATTCACAAAGATGGTTACGTAAAAGTGTACGCGGCTCAAGTTGGCAACTATGTATGTATCTGGGAGACTGACTATCCTTGCCGTGACCGGATGATTACCACTTGCGACAACATTGAGGAAGCAAAGCAAGCCGCTGAACTTTATGCTGATTGCATCAATAACGGGGTGGCGTTTTGAAAGACTGGCCATTCCCAACTTACAAGGGGGTGGCTTTGCCCAAGCCTAAGCCCACCCCCTTCCGTCAATCCCCACAACAACCGGCCCCTTTGGCCCCTTTTTAAAATGAACGTCAAAGAACTCAAAGAATTGCTTAACAATTTCCCAGACGAAATGGAGGTTGTTGTTTTTGATCCAAGCGACTACAACTGTGGAGAGTACATCAAAGCAGACACAGCAGAAATTGTTGAAGGCAAGCCGATTGCGGATTGCAGTCTTATTAATCCTTGTGAAAGCGGTCTTGGTATATCAAGCGACCTAATCAAATCCTATTTACTCATTGGCTACTAAGGAAAACCATGGCAATCAATCTCAAATCAACCGGCCAACTGGCCTCCGCTGGTGTCAAGTTGCTGGTGTACGGCCAAGCCGGAGCTGGTAAGACTTCCCTGATTCCTACCCTGCCGACTCCTGTAGTCCTATCTGCTGAGGGGGGCTTGCTCTCTATCGCCGGTG